TTGTTGATTCGGTCGTGTTGGTGATAAGTACAGTTGAAGAAATACCGCTTCCCAGTGCAAGGCTTCCTACGGCGGTTAAAGTTAATATTCCGGCTGAACTACATGCTATTGTACCGTAATATGTGCCATCATACGCTATTCTAACCTGCGGAGTCGTAGTAGACTGGACGTGGAGAGGGTTGGAGGGAGTGACACCGATGCCGAGGTAACCGGTAGAGGAAAGACGCATTTTTTCAGTTGCACCGGAAGCTCCATATGCACGAACATCAAATAATAAGGCACATGGCATGTCACCTGTTCCAGGAGTGCCATCAATTAACGCTCTAATTCCTGCTGCATACAAATAATTTGTTCCATCATGCCCTCTATAATTTATTGATCCTATTTCATCATTTAATGCTAATGACGTTCTTGCTGCAAAAGTACCCCTTGAATGTCTTATGTGATAAGCACTTCCATACACACTATCTCTATTTGTTTCCAGAAACATTGTAGCAGATACCCCGGAGGAAACATCAATATGAAAAAATGATTCTGGAGTACAACCTACTCCAACAAATCCAGAATTCAATATTCGCATTCTTTCTAAATTATTTGTCCCGATCACAAGATCAGTATTCTCGTAGTTCCAGAGCCTGCCTTGCTCAGATGCGTCAATACCAATTTCAAATCCGTCTGTTGCTGTCGCGCCTGTAGTTGAGTTAGTAAATCGCTGTATGCTTGCTGCTGAATCTGCCTGATTAACATGTAAGTTTGTCCCAGATACCGGAACTGTTTTAATACCTAAAGGCTGAAGAATATCAATTCCATTCCCAGATTCAGAAGTCATTTCATTTATTACAAACTGATGCGAGCTATTCCAGAACTGATTGAAGTAGTCTATCCATAAGTAATTTCCTCTATGAATCCAGTTCATGTAATCCCGTGCTGGCTTCTCTAAATATTCCCAGCCATTATTTTTCTTATCAGTAGGCGGTTCTGTTACGCTCACACGTCCGCCGCCGTCTGTTACATCGTTAATTGCAAATCTTGGAATAAATGTTGGTTTTGCTAAAAACATATATTACCTCTCTAAATTTATGCTGACTGACTAAACTCCCCGCCATCGCTCTCTGTCGATTGTCCAAATCCTTTACCGTCCGTATCCCCTGAAAAAACAAACGGAAATTGTGATTCTGAATAAGACACGTTCATTCCTACCCCAGCCGCCTTCGTATCATTTAAAACATCCACACCATCAGTTATAAGCTCTAATATATTTGTATAAAGCTGAAATCTTGCAGTTGTAGTTTCCTGAAGTCTTACTATATCATCTTCGCTATCCTTAAATAAATTGCATACTGTTAAAATATTCGGTATCGATCCACCGGATATATTTTTAGCAATAGCTATTCTTAATCCGATTCTATAATCTGCGTCTGTTTCTCCGCTTATTCTTGCTCTATTAACTAATGTGCCTATCTGGTTAAGATTATATCCTGTCATACTATCAATCAAATACAGTGTATAAACATACGCAACCTGTGCCAGAAGTTCGTCAAGCTGTTCTGAAAAGATAGTCCAGAGCTTCCCGAAATTACTTGTAGTTTCCCGGTTTAACCATGATTGCGGAACGTATTCTAAATAGTTTATTGTTGCCATATTAACTCACATTTACAGTTATGTATCCTGGTTCATCGCAACGAGCCACTTCGTTTGCCCCGATAGTCAATTTGTTTCCGCTTGTAGGAGTCGTCGGTGCGAACGCTATATAAATAACCGGGGTGGATTCAATCCCGGTTATTCCGTCAAACTGTGCTATAATCTGCCATACTCGGACATCAACCCCAACGCCTAAGCCTTCATATTCGGTTGCTATACCTTCTACCGTATCCACTCCACCTATTGCTTTTACAACCGCCGTCTTAACTGCCGTCTCATTGCCCGCAACCCATTCCGCATTACTGGTTATGTTGACTATTACGTTTATATACTTAGTAGTAGCAACTCCCCACTTAATTAAGTGACTGTCTCCATTTTCATCCAGTACATATGCTGATTGACTTCCATATGTCGCTATTCCTGCTGCTTTACTGTTGAATATTGAAGTCGCTATGTCTATGTCAAGAGCCGATCCACTAACTACACAATAAATCGAATGTGGCGGAAGTCCGTCACCGTCTGTAACATCTGTATCGTTTTCATATACATGAGCAGTTATAACTCCTTCTGTTTCATATAAAGCGTTTAGAATTGCAGGTACTGATGACCCGCCCGATTCTGTTCTGTCTTCGTAACGCTGTCTTAATTCATAGTCAGTTTCAATCGGTAATCCGCCTGAAGATGCAGCATAATTATTAACACCTGTTATCCCAGATACCGGATTTACTATCTCATTTATAGCACCTGCTGGGACAACTCCGGTTTCACCCGCTACAATTGCCCTTGATGTAATAGCAGTACCGCTGGGAACTGCTGTCCCTGATCCTATTGTTTCAAACTGGATATTGCTTGCTGTCTGCATTAAAAATCCAAGTGGAACTTCAACAGATGTACCTGAAATACTAATATTAACAAGTGCCTTTGTTGCTGCACGTCTTGTAACCCCACCAAGAGCAACAACCCTGTCAAGACTTACACCTTCAGCAGTGTTGACAAACATTGAATGATACATATCCTCAAAGTCTTCCCATGTATCGCTAAGAGATTTTGACATAAGCTGATTGAAAAGTCCGACTGCGCCATATTCGGAAAGTTCTATGTCAGTTCCAAAAAGCTCTCTTGCTTTTGAATTTGCTTCGTTTAATATATCATCGTAGGTTTTTAAAACAAACCCACTCTGTGTCACACCCCAAGAACTCATATTGTCGCCTCCAGTAATCCTTCAGTTGTTTCTGCGTTAAACTCCCCGGTCATTGTTCGAGTCGCATTATCATAAGTTAATTCAAGATCGTTTAATCTTAATATTCTTGCATCGGCTGTAATTGCATCTTTATAAACTTTCCTTGCTTTCTGTTGTAACAACTGTTTATTCTGAAACAAATTAAAATAGTCAATTCCGCTATCAGGCGCAGCAAACCATTCACCCTTCCAGAGTTTAAGCCTTGCCGATATAACTTCCGCGAGTGCGTCAACATCTTCAACCATTGTTAAAGTCCTATCTGACAGGATTAAATCATTATTTAATATTTTCAATGTTCTCATGTTATTTTAACATCCTGACTAAGTAATGTTGTTAATACTGCTTTAAAAGAATTAGCCGCCGCTGCGATAGCATTTATAGCTGCTGCATTCTGAGCTATTGAACCCCCTACCTGACTTCCTAATGTTGTTAAGAACGTATTCAATTCATCAATAAAAGATTGCCCTAAAATAACAGGTTCAGGCGTACCGGAAGAACTACCAAGAACTAACCCGCTTTCTTTTTCTGCTGTTGTCGCTGCGTAGTTCTCTTTTACGATCGTCCCTAAGACGCAGGCATTATGAAGTTCATGTGTCTTGATTGATTCTGCTCTCGTATAATTCTGTAAAGAATTCAGTATGTCAAACGTAGAAAAACCAACCCAGACAAGATCACCTTTAACATAATTCGGTTTAATAAAATAATCACCCTGCTTCTGAACAATAACCGGAATTTCCGTTAAAATCGGATACTCTGTTTCAATTCCATAAGCGTTTTTATATTTCATTAACGGCTTGACGTTTGCCCTAAATTTTGTACTATCAAAACTTTCAATAGTACAAACAAGCCCTTTCTGTATGTAACGTGTTTTCAAGTTTATGAATTTTTCAAGGAAATCAATCCACTTCATACTGCCACCGCCTTGAACTCACATTCTGAATTCCCAAAAGTTGAAAAAGACTTTTTACCTTCCACAATCTGAACATAAGTGGCATCAAAAGCATTATCTTTTATTTGCACTACATCCCCGATCTGTACTTTATATAAAAATAAAGTTCTGAACTTATACCCTTTTGAATCCTTTTCTATGCCTCCCAACAACCCGGATGCCGGAGAAATAAAAGCAACTTGCGGCTTACGTTGTTCAGGCAACTCAATATGTACTACGTCATTTTTAATAAAATACTGCGCTCCCATTTCAACAGCTAAATTTTTAATTGAATGATCAAAAGTATCGGCTGTAAATGATTTAACATTCGTCGCTCCGGGAACATTAACATCTGCTGTTTTACCTATCGTCTTAATTAAATCTTTTGCTATATTCGCCATGTTCATATTATTATAAGTCTTTCCTATAACTCCGTTCGCAATGTTCCCGGTCATGTCTCCAACTGATAATTCAAGTATCGTGTCAACACCCTTTCGATATACTTTATAGTTATTAATTTCACCCTTACATACTAAACCGTAATCGTTTGTATATCCTGCGTTAATTTCAATAACCGGATACCTTTGTGTCTCGCCTTCTTTCTTGCCTTCAGCTTTTTTAATAGTGCTACTATTCGGATTATACAACTTAACCATAGTAGTTGATGCCTGATTCATCGTAAAATTCTGCTCAAACTCAATTGAAAAAGGCGGGTAAGTGAATAGCGTACCCGCTATATTAAGCTCGCAATAACGATTAAATAAAGCCTTATCAGGCAACGACATATAATTTCACCTTATCCATATTTGTACTATCGTAAACAGTTTCTAAAATTTTATCGGTAAATAAGTCTTCAAAATAAAATGGTATAATAGGATCATCCAGCACAAGCCCTTCAACAACCGCATGAAATAATTTGCCACCGTACACAAGCCTTGTAGTATAAAGTATATTATCTTCAAGGTCTCTTATTTCGCAATAAATACGGTCGTACTTTTCATTTTTGCGGAATACGAAATTATATAAGTTCTCTCCGATTGTAAAAATCTTACTGACCGGAAGTTCGTCTGCTGTTAGAGGTAAATAATCAAATTCCATTATATTATACTCTTTAATAATGATTGATTCTTTTTAGATGTCGCCGTAGCATCTTTTGAAGTAGCCCCTTTTGGAGACTGCCCTTTATTATTAACGCCGTTCTGTTGTATAACCGGAGCGTCAACTGTTTGAGCTGTAGCAACATTTATTCTTTTTAATCCGATTGATAGTCTTATTCCTGCCCCGACATCTTTTGACTTACTCTTAGTCATCGATGAAATTACAACATTCGGGATTTCATCTTCCTGACCGAAATAAGTTAATACTGACTTTGTTACTTTATAAAAATTCAGATTGTCTAATCTTTCTTTTATAGACGGATTTATAAAACTTGTCGGATTAAGAACATCCCAATCATCATCTGTTAAGATACAATCAATTGAATAATCTTCAGTTTTAGGATCAATATTATCGGTTATATCTGCGCCTGATTGTATAGCATGTTGGCTGACATCAACCTGATGATTTTCATTAAAACTATTTATAATATCAAGTTTAGTATCTAAAATACCATCACTTAAATAAGCTCTTGTCCTTATCCCTAATACATTTGTTACGCTTTCTGTAAGTGGCATTATATCACCACCCCAGCAGCGGCAGGAAATACGCTACTTGATAATTCATTAAGTGCATCAAGTATTTTTGTTTTAATAACTTCAACACCTTCATCCGCATTCTGAACAGTAATGTTAATTGATCCGACTAATTTACTGACAGTAACGCCGCCAAAAGAATTATTAGGCATTATCTGACCAGTGCTTCCTGGGATGAAAAGTTCTCTGCCTTGTTCTCCTACGATATAAGGATTACCCGCATGAACATAACCGCCCGAAGCTTTACCCGGAGTATTTTTTTCGTGTGCTATATCTGCAAAGTCTTTAAGCAAAAAAGGAATATTCACTCCGGGAATACCTCTTAATATACCTTTTTTAAAAGATTCACCAACATTTATACCAGTTAATCCCTTGATAAGTTCGTTAAATTGTTTTAGCTTATCTATTGCTGTAGATAAAAAGCTAATACCTTTTTTAAGATTATCAAAAGATAATAACCCACCAAGAGTAACCATATTTACGACTGTATCTTTAATCGCTGTTACCAGTTCAATAAGTTCTTCTTTTGTTACGCCTATGTATTTCATGAAGTCCCCGAAATACGAATCACCACCTTTAAAGAACGTATATATATCTTGAGCAACTAAAAACAATATAGCAAAGGCAGCACCTATTAATAATGCTATACCTACAATTGGAAGCAGCGGAGCAAGCAATCCCCAAAACGCAGTAGCTAAGGCAATAACAGCACCGACCATTAACGTACCTATTACAGGTACTAATCCAACCAATGTAGCTTTAAGTATTGCCATTCCTTTTTCAGTTTTTGCCCATGTTACAAAAGCCTGAGTAATTTGTATCAACCCTTTTAAAATCGGTTTTAAAGCCTTTTGTAAAATGTCCCCGAATACTCTCATTGCTGAATTTCTTAACCCATTAAAAGTAGATATTAACCCATGCCATGTTTCGGACTGTTTTTTCATCATATCATGAAAACGCCCGCCCTCTCCGGTTGCTGACATAAACGCACTCTGAACCATATCAAATGACACAAGCCCTTTGCTCATCTCGTCTTTAAGTTGTGCCATTGATTTTCCTGTTGTCTTTGAAATTTCTTGAAGTGGATTAAATCCGGCATTAATCATCTGAAGTAAATCCTGACCCATCAGCTTTCCTTGACTTGATACCTGACCAAACGCAAGACTTAATCGGCTGAACTTTTCAGCATTCCCGCCGGACACATCACCTAACATTTGAATTGACGGCATTACGTCATCCGCAGCAATACCAAAATTCATTAACATTTTAGCAGCATCAGTGATTTGCATATCCTCAAAAGGTGTAACGTCTGAAAACTTTATCAGATCATCAACCATTGTTTTTGCCGCTTCTGCGCTGCCAAGCATAACTTCAAATGATGTTGTAGTATCTTCCATTTGCGCGGATAATTCTACAAGGCTGCCGACTACATCAAAGGTTTTCTTTATGAAATAAGCTCCGCCGATAGCTTGCATCGCACCTTGTAAGCCAATAGCTTTAGCCTTAGAAGAATCCATTTTGCTATCGACTTTATCGATAGCATTGGATGCGTTATCTTTAAAGGATATGACCCCGAATATTTCTCTAAATATACTCATTTCTTTTTAGCGGATTGCCGTTCCTTTTCAAACTTTATATCTAAGGCAATGTTAGCCTCTGTTAAAACTTCTGGATCATTTTCGCAGGCTTCAGTATAGCTTAAAACGCCATAAAGAATCGGTCTCCAGAATAACCATTCCTTTTTAACTTTCTGTCTGTAATAACCGCTTCCCCGCCTTGAGTGCATCTTTAGATTCTGGATAGATATATCCGGCTTCCAACTGCCCTCTAAGAAATCGAGGTAGTATAGTCTGCCAGACCTCCAGATCGTCTAAAGAAATTTCATCAAGGTTTAACTTGTTCCCCTGTTCTGGAAACACGACATTCTCAAAACAATAATCCAACATTGTTTCAAGATTAAATTGGTCTGTTTTAGGGTTATAGAGAGAAGCCTGAAGTTTAAGCCATTCTCTATTCCCCGGATGCTGCAATTTGAAAACTTTCCCATTAACAACTATTTTATTAGTTATCATAAATCTCCTTTATGGTAAATGCGACATGATTAAATCAGCGCAATGTATGACCCATTCAACGCCGGATTCTTCATCTCCGTATTCGATATCAGGATCAGTCCCGATCCATGCGCTTGTAGAAACTGCCATGTGTTTAGAATCAGAATTGTTTTTTACCATCACCGGGAATGAAGCCGGTAAGAGTTTAAATATATCGAGTTGCTTATTACTCGGTGACGTTTTCTTTAACGTAAAAGTAATAGTGCCTGATATATTGTTATTCTTTGTCCTGCTGACTTCCCCGTATGCGCCTACGTGTCTTTTATAAAGCTCATTGTCCTCTTTTGCGCATGTGATAAATGTTCCGTCAAAAAATCCTGACATGTTTATTCCTGATACTGTCAAAGAAACAGAATTTGGATCATATGAACCTATTAATTCGCCTGCCATTGTGTATTCCTCCAATTTTTAAAATTAATAATATTCCCTACGCATTTAC